AATGCAGCCAGAACAATATTCAACAAGTGTTATTTTGATAGAGAAAATTGCCATCAAGGATTACAATGTTTAAGACATTACCGATATGATGTGGACCCAGATACCAAGCAATTTAGTAAAACGCCCTTGCATGACATATTTTCCCATGGTGCAGACGCGTTTAAATATCTAGGTTTAGTGGTGAATGAGCCCCGCAAATCGGTAACTAAACGAGCCGCGTATCAACCGGCTGGATCATGGATGGGATGATTATGGCAAACGACCAGCGTATACAAGACGCACAGAAATTCTTGAGATTCGCCAATGATGCGGACTCTTACAACCGCCAGGATGCTCTGGATGACCTTAAATTCTCCTCTGGGGATCAATGGCCAGTAGAGGTACAAAACTCTCGAAACCTTGAGGCAAGACCCTGCTTAACCATTAACAAACTAGACGGCTTTATCCGCCAGGTCTGTAACCAGCAGCGCCAAGCCAGACCCCGCATGAAAGCGCACTCAATGAACTCGGCTGCAAATGCCAAGGTTGCGGACATCCTGACAGGCATTTTTAAGCATATTGAGGTCAACTCAGACGCGGACACCGCATACGACACGGCCTTTGAGTTTGCCGTGCGCATGGGTTGGGGTTACTGGCGAGTCCTTACCGACTACACACGGGCAGACTCATTTGACCAAGAAATCTACATTAAGCCCATTGCCAACCCTTTTACTGTTTATTATGACCCTAATAGTCAGATGCCAGACGGCTCAGATGCCGAATGCTGCTTGATTACTGAGGTAATGAGCAAGAAGGAATTTAAGGCCCAATATCCTAATGCGGACGATGGCGGTAACTTTGATATGCGTGGTACTGGCGATGCGGACGCTGATTGGATTATGAAAGATGACATCCGAATCGCTGAGTGGTGGTACACCGAGCGCAAAAAGACCAAATTGCTCATGCTATCAGACGGTACGCAAGTCTATAAAGAGGACGCGCCCAGCGATGAAATGATGATGGCAGCCGGTATTGAGGTGGTTGCCGAGCGTGAAACTATGCGCAAAACCATCAAATGGGCCAAGCTGACAGGCTTACAAATCCTAGAGGAATCAACCTGGATTGGTAAGTACATTCCTATTATTCCCGTTTATGGCCAGCAACTGGTGGTTGACGATAAGCGCAAGAAGTACGGTATTGTGCGCATGGCTAAAGACCCGCAGCGGATGTATAACTATTGGCGTACTGCCTTAACCGAGTCGGTGGCTCTCGCGCCCAAGGCTAAATGGCTATTGGCAGAGGGACAAGATGAAGGCCATGAGAATGAATGGAACTTGGCTAACATCAAGGCCACGCCAGTATTGCGTTACAAGCAAAAAGACATTGAGGGACAACCCGCGCCCCAGCCAACAAGGTTGCAACCAGAGCCACCAGCTGCCGGAATCGTTGAGGCCACAAGCGCTATCAACAATGACCTGCAGACCGTAGTTGGGATATTTGACCCAAATATGATGGCCCAAGGCAATCAATCTGGTAAGGCTATTCGTGGCCAGCAGATGCAGATTGATATGTCAAACTTCCATTATTACGACAATCTGACCCGTTCCCTCAAGCAAACTGGGCGCGTAATCTTAGACCTTATCCCTAAGATTTACGATAAAGAGCGGGTCATGCGGATTATTGGCTACGATAACCAGCCCGAAATGGTAACGATTAACCAGCGCGCCGTGGACGAAAGCGGTACGGAAAAGATACTGAATGATGTAACCGTGGGCGAATACGATGTTTACATGGATACCGGCCCAGGCTATCAATCCAAACGCCAAGAGGCAGTCGAATCTATGGTTCCGCTCCTACAGGCTAACCCTGAACTGTTCCAAGCTGCGGGTGACCTGGTGTTCCGCAACATGGACTTCCCAGGTGCAGATGTGATTGCTGACCGCCTAGCTGCTATGAACCCATTGGCTAAGATTGACGAAAAATCGGACATACCGCCACAAGTCCAAATGCAGTTGATGGCCAGCCAAAAGATGGTTGCCGACCTGCAGCAACAGATTGCAGCCCTAACCTTGAACTTGCAGCACCAGACCGATGTGCAGCGCATGAAAGAAGAAGGCCAGACCAAGCGCAAACTTATGGATGTTACCTCTAGGGCGTACAACACCGAAACCATTAATGAGGCAAAGGTCAACCAAACTAACATGAAAGCAGTAACCGACCAAAACCGGACCGAATTAGATGCTATTACTAAACTCTTACTAAAGGGCATGGACTCACGCGCTTTGCAGCAAGAAATGGCCCGTAGAGATGCGGAACAAGGCCAAGTTGCTGCGTTTGCTGAAAGCGAAGTCAATATGAATGAGTCACCATTCTTGCAGCAAGAAATGGCGATAGCCCAAGAGCCAATGGTAAACCCTGGAATAGATGATCAAATGGCAGCGCAGTTTGCAGCACAAGAGATGCAACCGTTAGAACAACCTGCAATCCCTGGCGTACCAATGGGACCTCGTTGACAACTATCGAAAAACAGTTTCTAATAGATTTAACCTACCGATGGGTTCATCGGGTTTATTCTTGGAGTTAATCCATGTCCGATGCAGAAGTAGTACAGGAACCAGTAAGGAAACAAGCTGAGAACCTAGTAACAAATGAGAATTTAGCTGAGTTTAATGCAAAAAAACTTGGTTTAGCCACTCAGGAAACTCCAACTGAGGCCGCAGAAGCGGAGCCGGTTGTTGAGCAAGAGCGGAGTGAACCAGAGGCAGAAACAGAGGCTGCTGCAGGTGAAAAGAAGCACAACCCGAAACTTGAAAAGCGGTTTTCGGAACTGACCAAGCAGCGCGAAGCGGCCCGCCAAGAAGCGGATCGTGAGCGTACGGCTCGTGAGGCTCTTGAAGCGCGATTGAAGGAGATGGAAGCTAAGGTTAATCCGCCGAAATCGGAAGAACCAGACCCTAAACCAGACCCATCGCAATTTAATGATGCCCTAGAGTATGCTGAGGCTCTGGCCGAGTGGACTACTGATCGAAAGATGCGGGAGCGGGATCAAGCAGAACTTGCTCGTAAAGTTGAGGCGGAACAGTCGCGGATGCGACAGAAGTTCCAAGAACGACTAGATAATGCGAAACAAGATTTGCCGGATTATGAGGAAATGATTGCGTCAAGCGATGTCTCGGTGTCACAACCGGTTACCGATGCAATTATTGAAAGTGATGTAGGCCCACAAATCCTATATTACTTGGCCGAAAATCCAGAGTTCGCTCGTGAATTGGCGGATAAATCCATCACTTCACAACTCCGTGCCATCGGGCGTTTAGAGGCTAAATTTGAGAAATCAGAGCCAACTAAACCGAGCGTAAAAGAACCTGTTGCGAAGAAGTCAAATGCTCCGGCACCGATTAACCCATTGAAAGCCGGTGGTAATCCTAGCGATATTGCTTTGGATTCCGACCGTAAGTTTCATGGTACCTACCAGCAATGGAAAGCTGCAAGGGCCTCTGGGAAGATTAGATGACGGATAACTTTAAAATTAATTTGGAGAATTATCATGGCAAATAACTTGCTAACCATCTCCATGATCACCAACGAGGCGTTGATGGTCTTGGAAAACAGTTTGACCTTTACTGGTCGTGTAGACCGTAACTATGATGACCAGTTTGCGGTTATCGGTGCAAAGATTGGTAACACAGTCAATGTACGCCGTCCTGGCCGTTTCATTGGTACCACCGGACCGGCTTTAAATGTTGAGGACTTTAATGAGACTTCATCACCAGTAACCCTCTCAACCCAGTTCCATGTGGATACACAGTTCACAACACAAGATTTGACCTTATCGTTAGATATGTTCTCTGACCGTGTATTGAAGCCAGCTATCGCTGCAATTGCCAACAAAATCGACTTTGACGGCACCACAATGGCAGTAGATAACACAGCTAATACCGTTGGTACAGCTGGTGTAGTTCCATCTGACATCGCAACATTCCTAACCGCCCAGGCTTATCTGGACGGCGAAGGTGCGCCCCGTGATGGCAAGCGTTCTTGCGTGGTTGATCCCTTTACCGGTGCCTCAATTGTTGGCTCCTTAAAAGGCCTCTTTAACCCACAAGGCACCATCTCTGGTCAGTATGAAAAGGGAATGATGGGTCGCGACACCATTGGTATGAACTGGTATATGGACCAAAACATCGTGTCCCATACTTACGGTTCTTACTCAACCGCCACATTGTCTACCAACACCAGCACATTTACTGGTTCGTTGACAACTGGCTGGGCTCAGACCTCGACTATTACCATTGCAGCTGCAACCGCTAACGCCAACTTGAAGCAAGGCGATACGATTCAGATTGCTGGTGTATTCGCAGTCAACCCACAGAACCGCCAGCCATACGGTGGTAATGTATTGCGTAACTTTGTAGTTACTGCCGATACAACCATTACTTCCGGCGGCACAGCATCTGTAATTGTTTCCCCAGCGATTATTACTGCTGGCCAGTTCCAGAATGTGAGCGTATTGTCTACCTCGTCAACTGCAGTTGTCACACCATTCAACAAGACTGGTATTGTCAGCCCACAGAACTTGGTATTCCATCGCAATGCGTATACCCTAGCTACTGCGGACCTACAATTGCCAGACGGCGTACATTTTGCAGGCCGTGCAAGCGATAAGGACAATGGTTTGTCGATTCGTGTGGTGCGTCAATACACCATTAACAACGACTCCATCCCAACCCGTTTAGATGTTTTATACGGCTGGGCTCCGCTTTACCCTGAACTCGCCTGCCGCGTTGCAGCTTAATAGGAAAGGAACCTAATCATGCCAAATCCAGGACCAGCAACTACCCAAACAACCAATTACCTGTTTAACGGTGACTCAACAGACGGTGTGCAAATCGCCGGTGCCGCAGCAGACAAATTGGCGTTTCATGGCTCAACCCCTGTTATCCAGGCATCTGCAATTACCAACATTGGTAATAGCGCTACTGGTACAGAAATTGCTACCGCAGTTAATAGCATTTTGGTTGCGTTGCGTAACAAAGGCCTTATTGCGACCTAATATCGCATGAGACCTGAAAAGGCCATTCTCCAAAAGAGGTGGCCTTTTTTTTGTTTTTATGGTGTAAAAACCTAAAAACATAGGATAATTTAAACATCTCTATTACGAGGATAATCATGGACTCTCTAAAGATTCTTTCCCCAACTTATCGGTTGGACCTTACTACTTCTGCCTCATCCGCTTTGCAACTAATCCCAGATACGCCAACCCTTGCATTTCGCGTGGCTATTTTAAATACTGGGACAGGTACTGCTGCCATTACTTTTGGCACAACCTCATCCAATATGGCTACACCAGCGATTGCGTCAACGGGTGGCAGCGGTTCATTTATCTTGGCTCCAAGTATGTTTTTGCCAATTATTATTGATTGCCCAAGACCCAACTTTTTTATTAAGGCTATTTCGTCAACAACAAACACACTCTATTTGACGCTCGTAGATAACGAATAAGGGATTTACCATGTCCAATAACACCGCAAAGACTATAACAACCAATATAGTGCCGGTCCAAGGGACTTTTGAGCC